GTTGATCTTCTTTAGCTTCTTCTTTCTTTTTTCTTCATCTTCTTCGGAGTCTCCAGAAAACGCATACGGGGTATTGTATCCCGGAACGTTCAACGTGGTTGTAGCTTCGTCTGTCGTTTCTTCATCTTCCTCTCCGTCAGAGTCAACAATAATTGTTTTAATGTACTCTCTTAGTTTTCCTTTTGGGTATTTAAGGGAAGAGCCTTTGCAACCGCAGTCCTCATTAACTCTTTTTTTCATTGGCTTTGAAGCTGGTTTTTGATTTTTTCTTGAAGTTGGTAATACATAAGAAGTTTCGTTACTTGGTCTTCGCTAACGTGCTGGCCGTTTTTCACGTTACCGATAAGCTCGGAAGCCTCTTTAACCTTTGTTTTTGTAACTGTGTCTTCAATTTTGCTTTGAAGAGAAGAAAGGGTTTCCTTCAACTTCTCGGCTTCGGAGTCCACATATTCTCGGAGGTTGTTCGTATTTGAAATGTTGTTGATGTACTTGCGAAGAAGTTTCTTTTGCTTGCCATTTAAGCCGTTATAGCGGTCGTTGAACCGCTCGATCATAAGCTTTTGTGCATAGAGGCGAAGGTCTTTGCTTTGGTTTTTGTACTCTTCAATTTCTTTTGACCGGGCCTCTTTTAACTTCTCTTCCTTAGTTGGCTCGGACGTATCGCTTGTAATGTGCTCGACAAGCGTGTCTTCAGAGCGAACAACATCTGCAGGGTTATATATCTCTTTGTCGTCTTTTTCTGCTTCAAAGACTTTGTAAACACTCGCGTACTCTTTATAGTTATCAACTCTTGATTTAAAAAACTCTTCAAGCGGATAATGCTCTTTGATCTCCCCAATCAAGTCATATCTTTGGTTATAAAGCTTCTGGTCGTCAAGTTTCTTTCGGGCTTTAACAACCCGGTCAATAAGCTCTTTTGCTTTGCTTGGATCGGAGAAATCTTCACTCATTAAGACGTTGTACAAAGAATACTCCTTGGCAAGCTCGGTATCTTTATAATATTCACGGATAATTCGAGCCGCCTCGCTTTTCGTTTCTCCATTTAGGGCGTCAACAGTAATTTGACGCACCAGCATTTCAAAAATCAAGCCAGTATTTTTGTATTTCGAGTGTTTTATCTTTTTCATCTTAGGTTTTTGTTAAGTCTTCTTCACTTTATATATAGAAAAGTTGCGTGCTCCTTTATAAATGAGTGTTACAAGGTTTCATCTAACAATTCTTTGAGCCTATCGCTTTTTTCTTCAAGGGCCGACTCGTCCATATATGTATCTTTCATATGCTCTTCATTTTTGTTTTCGTCCCCGTCTTCATCATTTTCCATATATGTTTCTTGAATGAGCCGCCTTTTTCTGTTGAAATGCTTCTCTAAACTTGAAGAAAGAGCCATTGGGCTTCCTCCTTGATAGTTGTGGGTTACGTCCGAAGATTTGTTTCTAAGCTGATTTGAAAGGTCTTCCATTCCGGAAACGTCGTCGTCTCCAGCTCCAAGATCATTTCCACCTTCTTCTTTATCTAAGTCTTCTAATTCGTCTTCGGTGTTGTCAATGTCGAAGTTCTGGATTTGTGAGCTTCCACTCATTGCCAAATCGCTTGGGGTTCCATAACTCATTCCCGTCTTTACAGGGTCGTTGCCTTCACGCTCAATTTGATCTTTTCGGAAGTTCCGCTTCCAGTCTCGAACCTTTTCCTTGTATTCTTCATCAATTTCATCTTCAGACATGTTAAATACCTCTTTTGCAATTTTTTCATCCGATAAGAAAGGCATTTCTCGCATGTCACGGGCAAGGCTGACCTTCCGGCTAAGAAACTCGATCCGTTCTTGCTCTGCAACAATACTTGGATTTGTGAACGAGAAGTTAAAGTCAATAAGATCATTTCCCCTGTATCCCCGAACATACAGGTGAACAACGGCAATCTTTTTTAACTCCCTTGCAATTGAACGTTGAAGATTTTCTACGGCATTGGAAAATTTAATGGACTCTTGGGCAAGCGTGGCTTTTCCTTGAATTTCTTGTTCGTACCCCAAAAAAGCGTTTGGAACCTTCAAGGCTGACATGAGCTTTTTTCGAAGGTATTCAACGTCTTCCATCGCTTGATATTGAAGGCCCTGAAGACTTTGGATTTCCGTCCCGGACTGGTTTCCCCGAACCGGAAGAAAAAAGTCTTCAAGCATATTCTGCATGTTAAATTCTAAATTGTATTGTCCGGTTTCCGGGTCAACAAGGGGAGTTTGTTGAATGTCGTTCATTACGTCGTTCATGTAGCTTTCAATTGCGTCGGGTTCGATGTTTCCAACGTCAATTTTGAAAACTCGCTTCTCCGGTGCCCTCATAATCCGATGAATCAGCATAGCTTCTTCCATCAAAGAAAGCTGTTGCCAAATCTTTCGACCATTTTCAATAATGCTCTTCCCATACGGAAAAAAGTTTCCATCATTTATGAATCGAAAGTGTGCAACTTCCCATTCTTCAAAAGAAATTTGCCCCTGCGTGCTGGTCGTGTATGCAGACCCGCTGGCGTTTCCTTGGTAGACGAATTTAATTTCATCTCCGTGGGTATCTTCTTGTCTTACAATTTCGTATGGAGAAAGTGGAGTAACTTTTGTTACGCCAACGTCTTCGTTGATTGTCATGTGAAGAAACAAGTCTCCATACTTTGCAATTGAGCGTGCCCACCACCGGGCGTTAAAGTTTACGTCCAAAATGTTGAAAACCAAATTCTCAAGAACAGACTTGATTTCTCCGTTTTCACACTCTACATCCAAAATTTGTCCGTATGCGTCTTTGGTTGCAACTTCATTTGCATAAATGTCAAGTGCAGAAGAAATAATTGGGTCTTGATCCATGTCTTCGTAAGTTTGAAAAAGCTCAAACCTGTTTGCGTGAAGAGCCTGTGAAGACGAATACCCGCTTGAAGAGTAATGGCTTTGCCCGGACCCATAAAGTTTCTTAAAACGTCCATCTGCAAGATCCTGTGAAATAGACTGGCTGCTGCGTAGGTCTGCCGTTGTCACGTCTTCTCCATCCGAAGACCGGACAATCACTTCGCTAGAGAAAAGGCGCGAAAGAGCGTTTCTAATACTTCCTCTTGACTTTTCTGCCATTCTGTGTGTTTATACTCTTTAAATTTATAACTTATCCGCTTCTATTCGCTTATATATAGCTTTAGGTTATACCAGCCTTACAATCTTGTTTTCGTCGGTAATTTGGTCATATCCCTTTCCCCAATCTGCCACATAATTTCTTCCAACATAACCGCCGTACACCTCTCCGTGTCCGGCCTGAGAATCGTATTCTGCTTGATTTACAATGTAAAACTCATATGAAGAAGGGTTAAACGAACTCGTTCCAAGCTCGTCCCGAAGCTGGCGAATAAGTTCGCTGTACTGTGGGCTTCTCGGGTGAACCAAGATCATGTCCGGGTCGTTAATAACTTCCCCAACCGTGGTTTCTTCTCTATCTTCTTGCTCTTGAAGACTTCGGAGTTCTTCAACGAATATTTGCCGTTTTCCTTCTTTTGAGTTGATTCTTTTCATGTTTTTTGACTCTTTATATTTATCGGACTTCTTTTTCTCCCCACTTGACCGCTCGATATATCCTTGCGCTTTACAACTTGCTCTTTGGGTAAACCCCATATCTTCCGGGTCAGTGTTTTTGCAATACTCTTCACTTGCCTTTTCTAAAATGCGGTTTCTAGTAGCGGAGCGAACGTATTCTTCAATTTTCCATTCTTCGCCTTCGCTTAAAAGATCGGACACGGACTTGTCTTTTCTCCAAAATACACAACTCCAAAATTTTGCGGTGTGCTTATCCGATTGGTCAAGGTCCCCACAGCTAAACCTAGACCGAAAGGATTTAAGCCGCGCCGGGTCGTCTCTTTTGATCTCCATCGTGTCAGACCCGAACTTAACTTTGTTCACATTTCCAGAATCGGGGTTCCGAACATAGACCGCAAACTTCTTTTCATCGTCTTCAATTCGAAATGGGTCATAAAGCGTAACCTCCCGACCGTCATACTCTGCGTCTTCTTGATCCGGAAGCTCGGGTGTATCGTAGTCGGGAAGATCGTCCATTGTAAGGTCTTCGTCTTCATCTTCGGTCAATATGTAGGCGATCTGTTTTTTTGTAATCATGATACAATTGTTTGCCTATACTTTGGTGAAACTTTAACGCTTACTAGCCAATCCGAACTTGAAAGTAAAATTGGTTGCCATACATTGCAACCTTCAAAATATCCAGTCTTGGCCCAAAAGAAAGGTCGCCAATGTCTAGTTCAAAATCTCGAACACCCGGCTCTAAGTACACCTCCCACGTGTCGTCTAAGAGTTGTGAAATTTGATCTACCTCGCGCCCGTCTGCCCCGATTATACGTGTGATAAGGCGTTTAAGAGGCTCTGGGTACTGATCAAGGTTTTCCTGCTCTTTGATTACGCGTCTTGTTTCTTTTTGAATAATTCTTCTAAGTTTTCTTTTGTTCATTGTTTTTTATCTCTTAATTACTATTAGTCGTTTGCGTAACAGCATTTAAGCAACCTGTATTTATATATCGTCTAATAAATATCAATTACAATATCCCCGGATTTTGGCTTGAAATTTTCCTTTCTCATAACTGTAATCACGGTAAGGGCAAGAACCGAAGGGTCTCTCGTTCGCTCCAAAACCCCAACCAAGTTTAAGTCGTAGGTATTGTCTCGAATTACAAATTCGTCACCTACGTCCATCCGGTTGTTAATTAGGTACTGAAGAATTTTATCAGACGCCTCTTCTGCCGTTGCAATAATCTCTTCTTCGTCAATTTCGTTTCCTTGTCCGTGGCGAAACCTTCGTTCATCTGCATGTCTAGACAAGTCAACATTGACTTCAATTGTAACGCTCTCCAAAAAGTTGCCGATTGAACGCTCGGCAATTTTTTTAGTAAGCTCTTCAAGCATGTCGTTTAACTTCATGACTTTTTACGTTTGGTTTTCTTTCTTTTTCTAGAACCTTTCTTGTAGCTACTTTTTTTCCGGTGAGCTTTTTTGGCTGCCTTCGAACGCCTTCTTTTTTCTTTACTTGACATTCGAACGCACCGCCCGTCTTTGGCCTTTTTGCCCTTTGGGCAGTCAAGTTTACGGACCTTTTTCCCGTTTCGGTAAACAGTTTTATACCGTGCTTCCGTAATCTCTTTTCGAATAAGTTTTCTCAACCGTTCTCTTGTTAATTTTTTCATATGACCATCATAAGTTCTTCAATAAGTTCGTCCAAAAGTAACTCTACCTCTGCAGGGTCTTTGTTAAGGCGATCAGAAAGTTTTTGAATAAGCCGTGTAGATTTTCTTGCTCCTTTCATGTGGGAAAGAAGGTCGTTTAGGTCACAATACAGATCACCTTTTGTGATTTTTTCTTGAAGTTTGTTCCTTCGTTTTGGATATTTCATATCACTTAGCTAACCAATTAGTTGAAAAGCCAAGAAATGTCTTCTCCACTTGAAGGGTCCCGATACGGGTTCCCGCTATTTTTTCCAGAAGAGATCCCGGAACTTGGAATTTGCTTACTTGGTGAGTTTTTGTTCTTGATACCTTTTACCATGCCTTTGTTCATTTCTTTTTCGTTGCCAAAGACCCGAATAGCTGTGTCTCGGCTCCAAAACGCAAACATCGTAGCAAATATCAAGTCGTCGTAAAACCCATCAAGGTGTTCTGCCCGTTTTGAGGTTTTCCACACAAACGTTTTAAGCTCGTCTACAAGTCTAGACGAGCGAATCGTGGCGTAGTCTTTACGGATAAACTCTTCAAGCTTCGATATAAGAAGCGGCCTTGTTTTTCTTGTTGTTTTAAGTCCCGGATACACCTTCTTTCTTGAAGATACGTTTGCATTTACTTCAACGATTTTAAAGTCGCTTGACGTGTAAAGAAGATTCTTGTAATCCATGTCGATGAGCCGTTGAAGGGTTGTAAACCCATAATTGTTTCTCTCGACAACGGCTAGAGCTTGGTTGTAAATGTTTCCTACTTTATATATTTGTTCACCAAGCTGGTCTGGAGCGATTCTTGCTCTGTATTCTGCAACCTGCTCTATCTGTTTGGTTGTAAACACTTGAAACGTTGAAAAATCTCCTTCGTCGTCACCTCTTGCAACGTCTGCAGATATAATGTAGTTTGTGTTCGGCTGTGGCTCTTCCCATACCCAAAGACTCGTTCCGGCGAGAATTGGGACTTTATACTTTGGTTTTGAAACCGTGTGTTCTTCAATGGACTCGATCCGGTCCATCTCGATTACAGTTGTACCAGAGCTAGAGAAATCGCAATCATATTCTCGTTTTGCTTCTTTTTCCGGAAGCTTTTCTCCTTGTTCTTTTCTCCACTGCGCGTCTCTATCGGGGTGAAGACTCCAGTGAAGCTTGATCGGGTGAAAACCGTTTTCTCCTTCTCCAACCCACCTTTCTTTATTCGGTGTGTCGTCTATTAGTTCTGCTCCATTTACCGCCTTTTGCCAAACTTCATGAAACCAATTCCCGATATTTTCGGGAGTCGAGAGCACAACAGAACTTCCCCCGGACTGCGAAAGCGTAGCTTGAACGCTAGCCCAAAGGTCACGGGCACCGTCAATAAACGCGGCCTCGTCAATAATCAAAAGAGAAAGAGATTCGGACCGACCCGCATTTTCCGTTGTGGTTTCAGCGGAAATTTGACTTTGATTGTCAAGCTCCATCGAAAGCCTGTTGTCACGCACTTTCTTTCTTCGAAGAAACGAAGGCAAGTTGTCGTGCATGATTTTGGTCTTCTTCACTAAGTTGGCCGCAACGCTTTGTTTTAGGGCCACAACCAAAATGTTTTTATCTGTGTTGAACACCATAAGCCAAAGTGCATACGCCGCCATAAGCGTCGATATACCCATTTGACGGGCTTTTAAAATGACATTGAAACGGTTGTTTTCAATTTCTTCAAGCGTCCGCTCTTGAAACGGGTAAAGGTCAAACGGAATCTTCCCCTCTTGTTGGTCTTGAATCATGCAGTACTTCCGCATGAAATACTCGGGATTAGTTGCACACTTTAGGTACTCTTCCCGCTGGTTTTGGAGGATTTCTTTCCGTTTGTTTGACTGATTCGACATGCTACTACTTAGTTAAAAAATTACCCGTGAAGAAGCTTTCTTTCACTTTCTCGGATCGTGCTATCCCAAAAAGATTCTCCTTCATCTTTTTCGAGAGGATTATCCGGGTGTGCTTTTTTCTTCTTTGTTGACGTGTCTTTGTCCGGATCGAAAGCCGTAGAGGGGCCGCCGCTTACGACAACCCCTCCACCATTCACGTCAAGCTTTTGGCGCAATTTTTTGGCCTTCTGTGGGCCATATTTCTTTTCTATGTTTCCGAAAATGTCTTTTGACATGACACTTCAATAATTTGTTTAAAGATTTTCAATGTCCTCCCGAATCTCCCCAAGACGCTTGACAATCTTTGAAATTTTGTCGTTGTTTGAACCGTCTGCGGCTTCCCGGAGAAGAGAAACAGTTTCGTCAATGCTTTCGGTAACGATATCGAGTTGACCTCTCTTCATATCTTCAAGACCCCTGTACGTAAAGTCGTCTTGTCTTGAAGGAGAACTCATGTCGTGAATCGGTTGAAGACCAACCATTCCACCTACGGCCTCGTCAATTTGTCTTTTCGAAGAAGTTTGCCTGCGAATCTCGCGCTCTACAAGTTTGCGGATTTTTCGTCTGTTGATTTTCATATTATCAGTTATTAAGTTGATGAAAGATGAATGGGTATAAGTAATGTTGTCATGCTAGTGTAGACGTTTGATATTTGGCGTTGTTAATTGGTTTGACCGACCACGTATGCCGAACCGATAACTGCAGCCGCTCCACCGACAAAATAGAGCCATTTTCTTCGGTTTGCGGACTCTACCTGTTCTCTTAAACCGCGTATTTCCTTGTTTTTCTCTTCAAGAAGCTCGTTTCGGTTTTTTATTCTCCGGTCTTTGATTCCAATGAGAAGACTATCTTTTTGCCGAAGTGCCCTGAGAGTTTGCACCTGTGACTCCAGATTTCGTTTTAACCTTTGAAGGTCTTCGATTTTTTTCTCTTTCTTTTGAATATCGTCTCTTACCCGTTCAAGCTGCTTGACAGGAACACAGACGCTATCTTGCGGCGCAGAAGAAGACGAAGAAGATTGCCCAAAGGCACCTGTAGGAGACAATAGCAAAAATGTTATAAGTAACGTAACAGACTTTTTAATCATTTTCGTCACCATAATTGTTTTGAAGCCAGTCCTTCACGTTTTCTTCATTTTCTTTCGGTTTAGGAGAATCTTTCCGGAGGTCTTTTCTTATCTCTTTCTCTTTTTCTTCAAGGTCGTTTAATTCTTTTTCAAGACCCTTTTTCTCGCCCTCAACTTCACGTTCTTTTTTTTGAAGTTTTTGGTCTTCGTCTTGAAGCCTTTTTTGTTTCCGGAGGCTCTTTTCAATCTTTTCTTGTGCGGAGTCGTCGAAAAACACAAGGTATCCTAAAATAATGGACAACCCAAGGGCTATGTACTCCCAAGATTTCTTTAAGAAAGACAAAATGGCTTCTCCGATTCGAATAAGTGCTTCAGTCATGGTCTTATATTTTTAGCGATTTTTCTTCCATCTACATCTCCACCTTGAAGTTGGATTTTCTCGATAGCCTTGTTTACAATTCCGGTTATGTGTTGCTCTGCGTTCATAGGAGAAGAAGTTGCAACGTCATAAATCGCGTCAACCGCTCTTTCATACTCGGCTTGGCCGACGTTTTCATCTACTTTTTTTTGCTCTTTTAACCACTTCTCGGACAGCTTTTTCTTTGCTTACCCCCCGTTCCATAAGCTGGCGAACCGCCCGCTTGAACGATTCAAGCTTTTTTGAAGATTCGTTTAAGCCATCTTCTCCTTGAACGTAGTCTTTGGCTTGCTCGATAGCTTCTTGGTCCGTTGTGTCCGTGTCTTCGTTCCATCCTAGGCTAACGAAATCGAAGAATTTCTTCTTTTGTTTATCACTCAATTCTTGCGGAGAGTCAATCCCAAACACGTCCATCATCTGTTTGAAATATTTTTGATACTCCGTCTCTTCGTTTAGAATTTTTGAAACCTCTTCTTGGATGAAGCTTCTAATTTGCTCTTTGTCCATAGTTTTACTTGATTTTTGTTGTGATTGTGAGAAATACCTTGCCGATTTGATAACTTGTTGCTGCTCTTCTAAAATACTAACTATCGTCTTCTATGTTTACACCGATAGGTGGCTCGTAAATCACAAGCATTTTTGACCCGGCCTCGGACACGTTCTCGACAGAGTGTTCAACTCCACACGGAACATATATGCTATCTCCAGAGGATAGGATCTTTGTTTTGCCGTTGATTTCATACTTTAGCTCGCCTGAAATAACAATTGAAAGTTCAGACTTG